TTCCATCTAGTGATGTTCTTGTACCTTGTATCTTTATTTCACTTAATTGCTTAAATGTTATTTTACTTGCACTTGAATTTATACCAAATATTGTATTTGCGAATTTGTTTAGTGTACCAAATTTAGGTCCTGCATATGCGTACCCTTGTTTAACTTCTACACCATCTATTGTAGCTCTTTTTCTACTAGTCATACTAATTTCAATAGATGGTCTAGTTAAAGTTATATCTCTTGTATTTGCAGTAAATGGTTCTCTATAATCATCACCAGCATCCATTAATCCTTCAGTCATATTATCTGACCTTAAACTTGTGCCATCATCTACTGTTCCTAATCTTCTACCAAAGACAGTTGTAAACAATACATTTAATATATTGAATAATGGAGTATCTATAGCACCTGATATAATACCAGTAACTGGAGCTCTAACTTTTAAATTTAATCTACTAACCAAATCAACTTGACCTGTAAAATAAAAACCTGATGTGTGCATTGTCTTTTTAAATGAGTCTCTCCAATCATTAATTGATTGACCAACTTTTAGTACATAAGAAAAATCTTGGTAGTATTTACTGTCTTGTACTTTCATAGTTTGTTCAGATACATAACCATCTTCATTTAAAAATTTACCATCTGTATCTGCAACAGAAACTACATCTACTATAGCACTAGCAACATCTAATCTTATTGCTGTTGCTGATCCACTACTTGATGATGTTATTGTTTCGTTTAGAATAAAATTAGTATTTAAATCTTTTACTTTTAATAAACTTCTATCTGCGTCATAACTTGCAAGTGTACCAGTTGCACCTGAAGTAGAACCTGTAATAGTATCATTAGCATTAAAGTTACCTGACTTGTTAGTTAATAATAAACAGTTTCTAAATTTAATTGTTGGAGTTGGACTATTTTGATAACCTTCTCCTAATTCATTTGTTTTTAATCCTATAACTCTTCCTATATCAGTACCGTTTGCTAAAACATTTGCATTAGAACCTGATGAGGTTATAGTTACTTTAGGTGGTAAATTATAACCACTTCCACTATTAATTAAAAATATATCTGTTATATCATTTAAGTCGGAGTTAGTAGCACCTTCTATTACAATTTTACTTCCAGAGTATTGATCTCCTCTACCAGTTTCATCTTCCATTAAAATGTGTTCAGCACCTGTTCCTGATTCACCAGAGATACCACCATTAACAACAGAAACAAATCCTTCTGCATTAACACCTTCTGTTCCTGTATTATCAAAAACTAATTTATCTCCTACTGAATAACCTGTTCCTGGATTGTCAATAACAATTTCTGATACAGGTCCTGAACCTATAGCACTAATAGCAATATTAGCACCTACACCACCACCTGATACAGTTAAGAAGTCACCAGTAGAGTATAAGTTACCATCATTAGTAATTGTTTTTAATCCCGGTATACCTGTAATAGTTGCTTTTATAAAAAAGTCATCTGTATCACTAGCAGTTCCAGTAATTACTTCGTTAATTATAAATGTTCCAGTCATAGAGTTTATATTAAGTACAAATTCAGAAACTTCTTTATTTCCGATAACAAATTTCTTAACTGATTCTACAACAGCAGTTGCTCCTGTACTTGAACCTTTTATTGTTCTACCAACTAAATCTGTTGTATCACCAATTACTACAATTGATCTTAAAACTTTTTGTGTATTCCATTGTCCGTCTGATACACGCAACATTTGTGTTCTAGGATAAAATGTTTCTGATATTTGATTAAATAATATTCTAAAAAATAATTCGTGTCCTGCTTGTGTACCTTTTAGTCGGTACATTGATTTAATATTTTTAATTAGATTTCTTTTGTCTAATCCTAGTGCTAAAGTTTCAGGTATTGTTTTTAAAAACTCATCTCTAAATTTTGTTAAGAAGTTTGATATAACTTTGTCGGGATCTCTAAAGTTTGTTAAATTTTGAACAGTTGTTACAGGATTAGGACGATAATTATTAATTACTGCTTGAGCGTCTGAAGTATTACCTGTTACTATTTCATTTCTAGTAAATTTGTCTTGTGCTGATATATAAAGTTTACCATTTGTTAAATCTTCAGCAATAACTTTAGCAGTTGCATTTGATGTAAGACCTGTAATAGTTTCGCCTACTGTAAATTTACCAAATGAAGAATCTTCATAAATTATTTTATCGCCAGTATCTAGTTGTGTTTTTTCTGAAGTTATTTTTGAACCGTCTAATAATAAATTATCTGATAGACTAGTTTCATTTTCTAAAGTTATACCATCTGTATTTTCAATACTTGTAACCTGCAACATAGCAGATTCCATAAATTGATAATAAGTTTTTAAAAATTGGGCGAATTGAGGGTGGTCATCAACTACAAAATCAGGTAATTGACTATTAATGAGTGTTGAAATTTTATCATTAAATTTTGCCATAGGACATTAGTAACTTGAACTAGTTGTGTACCCTACTCCTGCCTCGGAAGAACCACCTATAAAGGTATCTTCAGAAACATTTACGATTGAATTTGAAACATCTATTTCTAAAATTTGATCTCTTACAGGAACAACATCATTTGATAATGGAGAAGCAGTTACCTCAATTACAGTAGAAACAGAACCTCTAATATTAGAAATAGAAGCAATGTCTAAAGAATTAATAGTAATTTGTCCTGTTGCATAATCAATTGTACCTTGTGTAGCATTTTGTACTGTTTTAATACCACTTACAAGATAATAAACTCTAACATTTCCCATACCGTCATCATCTAAAAACATTTCATTAGTATTACCTGATATTTTAAAACCAGTAGATGATAAAACTGCTTCGTGTCCTGAATGAGGATTGTAAATTGCATTTCTAAAGTAAACATCATATTTTGTAGATGAACTTAAAGTTGGTGTAAAACTTTTTCTAATTTTAACAGTTGTAATATTAGATAAAATAGAATTATCTACATCATCAACTATACCCATAACTTTAGAATATCTAAACACACCGTCAAATGCTGTTAAAGTATTTGTATTGTAATTTGTTATTGCTTGTACAATTTCTGACTTCAAAGTGTCTGCTGTTTTAGCAGTAGAGTTTTTATCAAACTTAGCATTAATTACTAATACAACTGAAGTTATTATTGGGTCAATTATTTCAGGTCTTACTGAAGCAACATTGTAAGATTTTAATTTTGTTACTATATCTAATTTTGTGGCATTAGTTAAAGGTACACCTGACTGACCTTTGACTGCAATTTTAACAACACCGTAAATAGGTGTTTCATCATCTTCACCACCCCAAGCACTTATAGAAGTTGCATTAGGATAAATTGATCTTACTAAAGTTTCATAATCGGTTGTAGTAACTGCTCTATCTTGTGATGTGTATTGTAGAGGTGCATTAAATCTAATTGATTCTTTACCTTCAGCTTCTGATCCGCCTTGAGCATTTGTTTTAGTTACAACTGTTACATCTGAAAATCCACCTACTGAACTTGAAGCAACAAAAGATGAAGCACCGTTAGCCTCAGTTTTGTTTCCAACAATATATTCTATAATTACTATGTTACCATCTGCTAATCTTTTACCTATTACATCATCACCAAAATAAATTTGAAATTTACCTGTATCTGTTTCTTGTAAGAAGTATGCTCTTGATGTATTGTTTAAACCTTTTAAACCGGATGCTAATGAGTAGGATGTCTGTGTTGAATCTGCTGAAGAATTTTGAATAGTTACTTTTAATGTAGTTGTATCAGCGTTAACACTTGGTATAATAAATCTTTGGTCAACATCTGTACTATCTACTGTATATCTAAATGAAACTAGCGTCCCTTCATATAAATTTACATCTGAAAATTTGTAAACACCATCTTGTGGTGTCATTGTTATTTTTTCATTATTTACAAACTGATAAGTTAAAGTATCTATTGTTGATGTGAAAACTGTTCCTTTATCCATTGTAACTGAAGAACCAGTAGCATTGTTTAAAGTTACATCAACTGTTGCGAGAGCAGATTTACTAGATGATGGAGTGTACCCTAACATCTTTGCTAATGAAACTACATTTTTTCTAATATCAGCAGAGTCTAGGTACATTTCATTTGCAACCATATTAGCATTGAAACCTAGATAGTGTGTGTTGTATGCTAATGTATCTAACAAGACAGCAAAACCTGAACCTTCAAAATTGTAATCTGAAAACTCTGGTTGATCTTGTAAAAATGATTTTAAATTTTCTTTTATTGCGTCAAAATCTAAATCTGATACTATAAATTTATTACTTGCCATATTATCTTAATCTTTCTAAAAATGTTTCTACGGTTACAGGTTGACTTGATCCAACAACATAAAACATAATCTTTAATGAGTAACTGTTTCTATCAATATCAGGATTTGCTAATACTTGTTGTAAATCAATTCTTGGTTCAAAATTATTTAATACTTCAGCAACCTTTCTTTGTAAATTTAGAGCAGTTAATGGTGTCATTGGTTCAAACAACATTGCTCTAACATCACTTCCTATTTCGGGATGAAAAGGTCTTTC